TTAAGTCCATAAATTGCTGAAACTACGCCAATAAAAATTGCTTGATACCAATAAGGCAAGTTTGAAAAATATTCGAAAAATGTGTCTAGCTTATTACGAATTTCAGGATCGTCAGAAAAACAAGACCAACCCAATAAAAGAATAGGAAGAGATACGAGAATAAGAACAAATTCGTCTTTCCACCCATTATTATTACTTTCAATAACTTTTGCTTTATATTCAATTTCGCCTTTCGCCATCTGCTCTGCATGGTGCATTTGAGCATCAGACATTAGTTCTTTTGTTCTCTGTTTATTTTGATAGAGCTTTGCTCCTGTCTTTATACCTAACGATAATAAATTCAACCACATAATTACTTCTCCTGAATTTTTTCTATTAACATATCAATAACATGTTTTGCTTTTTCTAAATCTTTAATCTGATCTTTCTTATCTTTCCATTTCAGATTATATCTAGTTATATATTTTAAAGCATGGGTTTGACAAGCATTGAAATCATTAGCCATTGAATAGTCTAAAGGTTGAATTTTTAGCTTCTTATAGTGATTACCAGCAACTTGTTCAGAAAATGCAGAATCGCTGTTTAAAGGGGCTGTATGGCTCTTTAAAAGGGTGTTTTTAAGCTTATTAGACTTGCTCATACTATCTTATTAATCCAATCTCCTTTATTATTCAAGACCATAGGTAATAGCTTTGGTATACCATCTATTATAATTCCACAACCTAAAATAAATCTTGTTTTAAAATTCTTGGCATAGTTGAAAGCCATTGACTTCTGATTAATTAAACAACCTACATTCATTGCAAAAAATAGATTATCAGGATTTGCCCAATAGCTTATTAAAAATTTTGTATGATAATGTCCTTGAACTGCTGACATACCCATTGTTTGAGATACTTTAAGAACATCTGCACTTCTTCCATGTGTAAAAAAACATCTTTGACCATTAGACATTGTAAGAGTTAAATCATCAATCCACTTCCATTTTCTAGTACCTAAAAAATCTCCATAAGGTTTTAGAAATTGTTTTGACATTCCATATTTTAATGCTCTTCTATAAACTAAACTAGAATGATTTGAATCTACTTCTATAACTTCAGGATATATATCTTCTATTTGTTGAATATATTCTTTTGCTTTATCTAATTCATGTCCAGCTGAATATAAATCAGGATCGTGTGAGTGCATGCTAATAGCATGGAAGTCTAATAAGTCGCCAATGTTTACAACGAAGTCAGGTTTAAATTCTTTTTTAATTTCTTTAAGAAATATTATTGCATCTTTGTGTTGATATGGCAAATGCATATCGCTTATGACTAGGATTCGTTTATAGCGCATATAACGCTTTTACAACTAATTGGTGAGAATGTAAAGGAGTTGACCTAAAACTAGAAGTCCGACAACACCTAGTCCATACAAGATTCGGTCAATATCTTGTTTCATATGATGAAGATGGTTTTTAATTACTAAATCTAATTTTTGATTTACTAATTTAATTTTACCATCAAGTTCTACAAATTTTTCTTTACTAGTTTTCATTATTACTTTCTTCGCTTTCTTCGTAGATCAGTATCATGTTTTCTACTTCCTCGCAAGAAACTGTTAACTCTTGCCATTGCCCAAGCTGACATAGGTATTCTTGGTCTTGATCCACCTGATAGCCAAGCACCTTGACCTCGTCTATAAACTTTTCTTAATTGACCTAATGTAATATTTTTTCTTTTCTTTGCTTTATTTCTTAATGTAGTTAAAACACTTGCTGATAGAGGTCGTCGTCTTGCCATTATCTTACTCTCGCTTTAAACATTGATCTAGGTATTGTAGCACCTGATTTATATAATTTTGCCATTCGTTTTAATAATTTAGCTCTTTTATCTTTTTGAGATCGAGATAACCCAGTAAGATATTTTTTTGGCACTTTAGTTTTTTTATCTCTAGCAACTCTTCGTCTTTTCATTTGCCAACACTCCTCATTGCTCTAGTGTGTGCAGTTTGAAAAGTAGCACCTTTTTTCATTGATAATGCCATTGATCGCATATGTTTAAGACTATGATGTCGAGCGTGCTTACGCATGGTCTTTTGTTGACCAGGTTTTAATCCTTTAATGATACCTTTTATAGATGCTACTTTAACCATTTATTTCTTCTTCTTTTTTTTCTTTTTCTTTTTCTTCTTTGGTTTCATACTATATCCATAAGCCATATTATTTTCTCGCTTTCTTTTTTTTAGTCTTTTTCATTTTTTTCATTATAGCTTTCTGTAAAGCCATTGGTAGTTTCTTTTGTTTTTTAGTAAGCATATTATCTCCTAGTTTTGCATTTTACCACCTGACCATTTAGCATCAGGTAATCCATTAGTATATGATTTGCCATCATATGTTAATACTTGTTTTCTATTTGATCCATCTTTATATGACACATGTATCCAACCTGAACTAGCTTCGCCTGTCCAAAATTCTAAAATACATTGATCAAAGTTTACATTATTAGTAAGCCATAGAGCTACTTGAAGATTAGAAACTCCAGCTATTTCAAAGTCAACTGCTTCCCCCAAGCAGTGCTGTGATGTAGCTTTACTGCCAATAGCTTCTGATAATTCAGGGCTTCTATATCCTGATGTAATTGTGACAGGCTTATCAAACTTTGCTCGTACAGGCTCTAATACTTCATAACAAAGATCGCCTAGATTTTTAATCTCTCCACTACCAGCTTTATTAGTTATACCTTTTCTAGTAGCAGTTTGAGATTTTTCCATTTCCTCTAATGTAAAATGTTTTGATAATTGCATGATTAACTCCTATCTTGCTGTTGTTGGTATTCCATTGGAATTTACAAATGGCGATTCTGCAAAAGCCATGAAGATGTATGTTGCACCTGACCCATTTATTCCACCATCTGATGTAGTTGCTTTGAAACCATTTGATAATAAATCTATTCTATTTGCTGTTCCCTCTGCATTAGTTAAGTCAGCAAATAAAAGTTCATTTTCTGGATTATAACCTTGTCTTTTATTATCGTGAAGAAAATGATTTTCACTACCACTAAATTTTTTGTAATAAACGAATGCGGGTTTAAATCCTAAATGAACGTACGTCCCTGAACTTGACCCATTTCCTGTGTAGCTTCCAATTTTTGAATAGGCTTTTACATCTGCAAAAACATAAGCCAAATAATCGTTTCCACTACCATTTACACCATTAACAGTTCCGACACTAAAAGTAGTAGATGTTAAAGAGCCTATTCCAACAGGAGCATAAGTTTGAACTGCTAAACTTGATGCGTGTAATAAATATTGTGTTGAGCCAAGTGCTTTATGAAAGATGTGAGCATTTCCACCGGCTCTTGCAAAAATCCAAACCATAGAGGGTGTTGTTCCTAAATTATGACCTACTGTAGATGCTGAGCCTGTTCCTTGATATGAAACAATACTTATTCCACTTTCTTGACTAGCTGATACTACTGATTGTATGCCACCTGAAAAATTTGATGAGCCATGTGTTGAATTTGTATTTGCTTGTCCACCCATAGCAGAGTGTTGAGTGCAATAATAATAAAGAGTTGGTGCAGATGCCGATACTGTAATTACAGTTTTTGCACCTGAACTTCCAGGTGTCCCTGTGGTCGTAACTCCTGTTGTATATTCACTTCCCCCACCATGCGTTCCATTAGATGTTGTAGAAAATCGTAAAGGGTGTCCAGAATTAGAACTATCAGATTGATCAAATGTGTAAGTACCACCCTCTTGTAATTGTAAAGTAACAGCACTTGTACCAAAATCATCAAATCTATATTTGTTTCCACTATCTGAAACTACTTTAACATTATAAGTTATTGCTGGTGCAGTTCCACCAGCTTTCCAATTCCAAGCCACATAATTATTTCCACTTTTATTTAATTCTAATGATTGAGTACCCTCTCCATTATCGCCTAAAGTAAATCCATTTGAGGTAAAAGCTGTAAATCCATCTGTGCTATCTGTGACTTCTGAGGCAGATGCAGAATCAGGCATTAAAATATTTGGTGCGCCTATTATACTATTCATTAAATTATTATTATGTGATGCTGATCGGTCTTTAATCCAGACCCAATCAGGTGCAAAATTTAAACTTGAAATAGTCTGAGTTGAGCCAGAGCCACCTGGAGTTGAAGCACCATTTCCTGTATAAAGAATTGTGTTGAAGAATTGTGTTGGGTCGTCAAGACCATTCGTATATGACATTATCCAAACTCCGCTAGGTTTTTTGTGCAACAAGAATAGTAACCTGATTTTGGCGTGTACTCAAACAAACCATATCCATTTGCATCTGCTACACCAGATGAAATACTAAATGGAGAGTTTCCAAAATTTACTTCTGCTTTTGCTGACGCATAATATATTCCAATCGCTGGAAAAGTATAAAAACCACTAGGAGGCACTTCTACATTAACAGTAACCTCGTTGCTTCCATTTTTTTGAAAAGTAAGAGTTGGTGGTGAAGCATCTAAATTTAAACCAACTCCAATAATATCTCCTGTTGTATATGTTGTTCCAAAATCTCCAAAATTATTATCTCCATTATTGTAAATATCTGAATTTGAAAATACAGCATAAGCACTTCTATTTTGTGCAGTTTGCGATCCCTCTGTCATATAAATGCCATCTCTTTTAAAACTACTTCTACTATCAATAATACCTAAAATTGGATAACTACCATTTGTAGTTACTTTAATTTCACACCACCATTTACCAGAATTTAATGAAATAGTCCCACCAGCAAATCTTCCACCATTTCCACCAGAGCCTGTTACTACTAAATTTCCCTCTGAAAAAACCACAGTATTTGGTGATGGGTCTAAAGGATTTAATGTTGCAAAATTATTTGTGCAAGTATCAGTAGATTGATCTACACTTGTTAAATTATTTACAGTAAAGTTATTTCCATTTCCTGATACATCTGCACCTAGATTACTAGAGTTTTCAAAGTCTAAATAGAATCCATTTGTGCCAAAGGTTAAACCAGATACATTTTTAGGTTTCCAAATGTTAGGACTATCTTCATCAAATTCTCCAAATGATGTCTGGTCGTATGCAGTTCCATCTATAAAAACTACCTCTGCCATATAGCCATCAAAATAAGTATTAACAGGGTCATACATACCACCAACTACCATTGGCTCACCTGAAACATTTACATCAATATCTGCATTTTGTGATGGAATTAATGATGTAACAAAACTTGTTTCTTGAACTCCATTTATATAAAGTTTTGCTCTATTAGACTCTGTTGCTTGTGTTGTATCTACTTTAACAACTACATTATAAAATGCAGAGGGGTCTCTGAATAATCTGTTTGTTCTTAATGCTAACTGATTATTTCCACCAGCTATACTTTCTGCAAAAAGTTTATCGTTATTATCAATTCCAATAGCAAAATAATCATTACCACTATCACTAATATGACCAAATAAAGGATTGTAAGATGACAACTCTGATCTTTTAAACCATGCACTAAAAGTAAATGTTCTTTTACTTCCATTACTTCCGATAGTTCTTTTAAGATGATCTGAACTACCATCATTAAATCTTAATGAGTTAGCTACATCATAGCCTGTGTCTTTTATGGAGTTAGTTCCAAGTATTAATGGCATTTAAATCTCCAATGTTGGAAGTTCGCCTAATGGTCTTGATTGCACACCATCTGTTGTAGTGTAAGTATATAAAATTTCTAATGCTGGAGTATCACTTGCGTTTGTTATAGCAGTTTCCATTTCTGCTTGTTTAGTTCTAACTGCGTCTCTGTGAGTAGATATAGCACTTGGTATAGCAGTTTCTTTTTCTGTGTTTCTTGTAATGTACCAATCAGTTTTAGCAAGTTCATTAGCAACTGTTGTTTTTAAATCTCTAATTAAAACTGTTTTTAATCCCTCAACTTTTACATCTCCAACAGATTTATCACTTGGTAAATCTCCATCATCTGAATCTGCTTGTGTCCATAAAGTATCTGCGTGTGCTTTAGCTGTTGCAGTTCCCCATGATTTAGTAACTTGATTGTCTGCAAAAGCATAAGATTCATTTGTGTTAATGTACCATTTCTCATCTTTAAAATTAGATGAGTCAGTTACTACTTCATAAATACCTATTGCATTTAATTCTGATTGCGACCACAGTTGAAATATTTTAGCTGGGTATCTTACATCTCCTATAACCATTGATTTAGGATTTGTAATTAATTTTGATATTGAGCCATCTTCTACTAATGCGTACATATTTTAACTTTCACTTAAATTTAATGTTCTACCTACTTCTTGCCAAATACTCCCATTGTATTTAAAGACGAGAATATCAGTTTTACCATCTGTTGAAGTAAATGTTGGTGCTGTGCTTCCAGCAAATTCAAATACAGTATTAAAAGCTATTGTGTGTGAGCCATCATAATTAATCTCTAAACAAATAAAAGCACCCTCAACAGGATTAGTTGGTGCAGAGAAAGTAGTATTTTCTGTTGTTAAATGATATGCGTTTGGCTTTGCTTGTGTGTCCCATGCAGTAGCATTTGATGATGATGTTAATGCTTGTTGCGGAATAAGAGCAAGATCATTAAATTTTATAGCACCTGTTCCATTTGTTGAAATATTTATATCTCCATTTGCACCATCTGTAATTGTGATATTTCCAGAGTTTGTTCCACTATTTGTGTCTAAAACTAAATCATGTGTTCCACTTGTTGTTAGAGTTGCTGAAGCCGAGCCTGTTCCAATAACAACTTCCCCTGAGCCTTTTGGTTTTATGTGTAAATCGACATTAGTTTCTCCACTTGCTCCAAGAATAGGTGGATTGCCTGTTGATGCGTTTGTAACTTCTAATTCATTTACTGCTGACCCTGTTTTTTGAAATATTATTTGTTCATTTCCATCATCGTCTGCAATAAAATGAGCATCGTCTATTTTAATGTTGAAAGAGTTTGTATCTAAATCTGCACCTAATTGAGGACTAGAATCATTTACAAGGTCTGATGCAACTGCACTATCTATAAAGTTAATAGTGTTTGCTGACGTATTTACTGTTGCAAATGAAATATCATCTGATCCATCAAAAAATTTTATTTCTAAACTATTTGACCCTGAGTTGGTCGTATCTAACCACAGAGTACCAGCAACAGCACCACTTGGTCTTGAAGTGCCTGAGTGCATAGAGTTAATCGCTGAAAGCGAGTTGTTTAAATCTGTTCTAAAATCAGGAAAACTCTGATTTGCAATATTCATGTCATGTTGAGCCATATCGTTTTATACTCCTTTTAAAATCCTTTTGCAATAAAATCAAAATTTCTTGAAACATTTGAGCCACTTGAATTTTTGAATAAAACATCAAAACTATTAACAGTTTTGTTGGAAACTGTAAAGAAATCTCCTGTTGCCATATTTTCTCCTGTAATTCCAACTGCATAAGCTGTGGTTTTAAATGGTGTTGTAAATGAAACAGTTTTTGTAGAAGTACCTGAAGCTATATCATTTCCACTAAATATTCTATCAGGCATATCAACTGTTATTGTGACTTCTGAAATTACAGGTGTTGAAGCTAAATCTGTTGAAGTCATAACAATTCTAAATTTTAAAAATCTTGCTGTATAATTTCCAATAACAAAATTTTGAAAAGATGTAAATGTTGAATTGTCATCACTAGTTGCAATCTCTAAATGTGCATCACAATTAGCTGGTGTATCTCCATCAAAATTAGATTTAGCATCATCAAAATTACCTGACTTGTTATCAAATAAATCATCAGGGTTTCTAGCAGATTGTGTTAATGAAGCTGTGACTCTTACTGTATGTTTTGCTCCAATATCTATAACATTTGCAAACTCGTAATTACCTGAAGCTAAAAAGTCTGCATTTGCTACACCTGAGTCAAAAAATCTTGTAGTGTTTGCATCAAATAAACCTGAAGCAGAGTCAAACAATTCACTAGAATTTAGTATAAGTGCATCATCAGATATTGAAACATTTGTCTTAGTTCCAGCAAATGTAGGATGTTCACTTACACTTGTAATAGAATTAAAATTTTCTGCACTTACTACATTTGATACAATAGCTGTTGCATTGGAACTAAAATTTCCAAGTTTATCTACTGCTTTTATAAGATATGTTCCAGCCCTTGCTGGTACTGTGACCGATGTTGCTGGTCTTGATACTTTAGTTACTAAATTTACAGAGTTTAACCATTCTCCTGTACCATCTGTTTTATCAGAAAATCTAATTTGATAAAATGCTAAATCAAGATCGCCAATAGCTGTCCAAGATAAATGTGCATCTTGACCTGTAATATTACATGATAAATCTTCAACATCTGAGGGTGGAAGAATCGCACCTACTATTTTTCTTTGTGCTGAAACATAACTTGATGATACACCTAAAGTATTTACTGCTTTTACTCTAACATCATAAGTTTCTTGGTCTATAACATTTAATACTCTGTGATTAAGACCTGACCCTTGTGCATATATAATAAAATCGGAATCTGAACTTAATTTATACTCTACTTGGTAAAAATCTATAAATGAATCAGGAGAAGCACCAATACTTACATCTAAAGCTACAATTACAGTTCCATCGTTATATTCAATTAATTGGTCAGATAAAGTCACACTTGCTGGTGCTTGTACTGTAAATGGATTTGGTAAAGTAGTTGATGGAGTGCTTGATACTTGACCTTTTGTAGCCCAAGTATAATGAGATGCTTGGTATTCTACTAAATTAAGATTGATTGTATAGTCCTCATTAAATGTCATTGAAAGCACTCTAAAAGCTTTACTTGAAAAACCTAAACTAGATAAAGTGACATTTACAATATCTCCTATATGTAATTCATAAGCTTTAAATCCACAGTTAATACTAAGACCTAAAGACTCTCTTGATCTTCTTAAAATAATCTCAGCCATTTCTTCAGCTTGATAGGTTGAAGTAATAGTTCTAAAATCAAATCTACCCTCTAGTAAAAACCCACCATCTGCTGTTTTCATCGTTGCGTGTTTATCAGCAGTATCATATCCACTATCATCTATTGCTGGATATTGAACTTCATTAACTTGATAGTTTCTAGCTGGGTCAATGTATGAAACAATAACTCTGTTATATTTAGAATTTTTTGTAGGAGAAGCTAAAGCATATCCCCCAATAATATCATCTTCTGTTAATGATACTGAAGCTGAGCCTGTGGTTTCAATAACTAATTTATATTTACCTTGAACATAAGGAAGATAACCTCTCATGCCTTTTACTATGTCTCTGTAAATCTAAACTTGATGTAGCAATACCTTTTCCATATCTTTCATTTCTTAAATAATCTAATAAACAAAAAGCTGGGTTTGTTGAAAAAGATGCAGTTTGCTCTGATAAGTTTGATGCAAGTGTAATTACTTTTTTACCTTTTACTTTAGCTTGAACAACAGGTATTCCACCAAAAATATCTTGATTCCATTTAAATCTTAAAGCAAGATAACAAATCCCAGACAATTTGTGGTTAGACCCCCATGATGATAAAGGTGTTAATACACTTGATGCTACCTGGTCGTCTTTTCCCATAAATGCTTGTATCTGAATATGACTTGTAGAGTCTTTGTAAAAAACACTATCACTACTTGCTACTTCTCTTACTGTTCCATGAGTTAATGCACCATCAAATGTGACTACTTTGTCATCTACTCTAATTTCTTCTATTGAATTTACCTCTCCCTCTGAAAGTACCAAAGCGACATATAAGTAAGTGTTATCTGTTCCTGATGTTTCAATAAAGACTCTTGTTCCACCAACTAATCTTTCTCCATATATAACAGGCACACAAGCATTATTAGATTGTTTATTAAGCAATATGCCTCGTTCAGTTTCTTCAAAATCATTTGTACCAAAGTCAGGTACATCAGGCTTCATTGATCTTGAAAATAACCAACCAATAGCAAATACACCTAAAGCAACATAAGGATTAAAATTTCCACTAAATATATTAAAAACTGTGCCTATTGCTTTTGAGCCTTTATCTTTAACAAAATCTACTACTGCACCCATAACCAACTGTCCCTTATAGTTTGTTTCATAATTTTTCTAACTTTATTATTATTATCTAATCTAATCCAATGTATTTCTTTATTTAATCCTAATAATCTTGCACTATTATTTTTTAACCAACTCATTATTTGTTTTACATTTTTTGTTGCAATAAAATCAATATGCAACATAATATTTCCACATTTCCAATTTTTGATTATTCCTGTTTTTAAAAAATTTTGTTCAATTTCTTTACTAACAAAAGCCCAATTAACAAATCCATAAATACCTTTTTCATCTTTAAATATTTTATATTGGTTTAAATTTATTGATGGTAAAATATGATAATATAGTTCAGGATATGTATTTTTTTTGTATTTATTAAAATTGCGATACAGCTTAATAACATTATCAAAAGTTGTCATTCTCTACCCCATTTAATATCTAACACAGTTTCACTTGAAAAATCCATACCAACATCTGTACTAAAAAATCTTTGTTGAGAAGCATTATTTGTTTTTCTACCTGACTTTTTATCAAAGTCTGCCCAATGAGAAACTATAACTAATTTAACATTTGATTGTGTTTCTGTTTCAGCTATTTCAAATGTATCTATATTTCCTGAGTATAATAATATTGGGTCAGCTATCAAAGAATTATTAGAGTCTAGTAATCCTCTATATATTTCAACAGTATCATTAACAACATTTTCATTTAATACAGTAGATATAAATGTTTGATCTGCACCTGATAGCGATAAACTTAATGATGTTTTAGTAATATCTACTTGTTCTTCAAATGATGAGCCACCTACTAAAAATGCAGAAGATGTGTATGTTCTGCTAGTACCTGATATTGAAGAAGTTAAATCAAAGCCACAATCAGTTAAAAATACAGGTGTTGAAAATCCTATCTCAATAAG